CACGAAGTAGCCCACGTTGCCTACTGCCATCACCTCAGAAAAAATGGGCGCGATCACAAGTGGTGGAACGCCGCTTGCGACTACGCGATCAATGGCGGCCTTATATCTGCAGGGTTCGTGCTCCCAGAAGGCGGTCTCTATGATAAGGCTTACGTTGGAAAGTCCAGTGAGTGGATCTACACCCAGATATTCCCTAAGCCAGAAGACCAAGCCTCCAACTCTGAGGACGGCGCTGGCGGTGATCAGGATCAGGATCAGGACAGTGAGGGTAACCCAGGCGCTGGCTCTGGAGACTCTGAAGGTGGCGAACCCACGCAGGGTGACCAAGGTCAATCTGCCGCACCTGAGTGTGCGTGGGGTGAGGTGCTCGACGGCGTAGACGATGACGGGAAAGCACTCGACGAGGCAACTAAGGCTGAAGAGGAGCGCAAGGTGCGTGAGGCTGTAGCTGAGGCGGTACATCGTGAGAAGAAGATCAACGCTGGCTCCGCTGGTGAGGGTTGGTTGCGCGATGTTGAGAAGTCACTGCAAGCCTCAGAGATACCGTGGTATCAGATAATTACTGAACACCTAATAGATAACCGTGTCACCGATCAGAGCTATTCTAGGATCAACAGGCGGTTACTCAGTCGAGGCTTGAAGCTTCCCTCAGATGTACGCACTCCCAACGGTGAGTTGGTGTTGGCTATCGATACCTCGTGTTCACTGACTGACGTAGAGCTGGCTGAGATCGAGGTACACGTTAACGAGATCGTCGAGGTGATCGAGCCTAACATTGTCCACGTTGTCTACTGCGACACGACAGTGAAGCACGATGACACCTTCGAGAGGGGTGACTATGTCAAGCTGAAGTTTCATGGCGGCGGCGGCACACGGTTCAATCCCCCTTTCAACTGGGTAGTGCATAACGATATCGAACCTGACGCTCTGATCTACTTCACTGATGGCGGCGGTTATGTTGGGAAGCGAGGTCTAAACGATCCCTTCGAGGTTCCCTCGTATCCAGTGATCTGGGCTACCAACTGGCAGCCTCCCCGATTCGAGTGCGAAGAGTTCGGGGAGATAGTAAAAATCTAATTACTGGGGGGCTTGCCCCCCTTGGAGAACACAAATGGAAAATGAGAAGCGAGGCAGAGGTAGGCCCAAGGGAAGCAAGAGCAACCCTGACGGTGTTAAGAACGTGACCCTTCAGAGTGAAGCTGCCAAGGTGTTTATCGAGGCTAGAGATCAGCTCAACGAAAGGGGTATCTATCCTTTTCCGCTTACCAACTCTCAGTTCATTTTACTTTTAGTCAAACAATTTCAAGATGGAGAAACCAAATGAAAAATTTCTATAGAACCAAAGGCGCTTACTTTCTAGGCGTTATCCTGAGTGTGATTTCCTGCGTCTACACCATCGCAGCACTCAACTGGCTGGGGTACACAATCAACATAAGTTTTCACGCCCTGATAGGCGGCGTGATAGTGGGCTTATCAATTGCCTGTATTGTCTGGATCTCAACTTGGATCGGGCCAGAAAGCGAGGAAGACGAGTGATGACGAGACAGGAGTTCTTTAAATGGCTAGATACTTGTCCTTCAAATTTCGATGAGAATGGCAAACAAACATACATCGACTTCATAATCACCGATGAAAGTTGTGAAAGTGCGACTGTTCGTTTTTTCTATGATGAGGATGAGGAAGAATGATGGATAAAGGTACGTTTTACATCCAACCTCTTGGCTCACTTATGCTAGAGGCAATGGTGAGGAAGTGGGTCGAGCTGACTTGTGACAGGGGTTACCTAGACGAGGACGCTGGGGATATCATGGAAAACATTTTCGGGGCATCGTGGTTACGATGCTCTGAGAAGGTGACGGCAATAGCCCAGGGAGGCAAAGAGTAATGGACGAGAGCAGAAAAGAAATGGTGTTGGGTAGAATCAACAAAAGGATTTCTGATTTACAGGATCAGATTGAAGAGGACGAGCCTATCTATGGATACAGCCAGCATCTTGGCGAGTTATGGGGTGAGGTTAAGGGTCTCAAGAAAGCTGAGCGTTTGATCAGGGGGTATGAATAGTGAAGTTTAGATTAACGACAACCGTCGAGTACAAGGACGATGATCTCAATGCGTTGAGGCATCTCGCTAAGGAATTTAAATGTACTCCAAAGGAGTGGCTGGAGATACACGTTCTCAGGGAAGGCGAAGAGTGTGCTGACCTAAGAATATGGGACGCTGTTCAAAACCTGTTCGAGAAAGGAGAAAATGATGAGTGAAGAGGAGCCAGAATATGTTGTCTGGTGTACCCACTCCAGTGATGAGTCGCGTACTACCTTTGGACCGTTCCCTACCAAGTATTGTGCGGAACATTTCATATTGAACTACGGCTTCACAGAGGGGGTATACAACCTCAAGGCCGTACCACTAAACCGAATAGAGATAAGGATTGATGAGCATGAGCTTCACTAGAGAATTGTTTTTCGTTTCCCTGATCATGGTTCTGATGGCAGTTGTTGGTACAATGGACTATCGGGATGCCGTCGAGGAGCGCAAGCTGTATGATCGTATGGTTTGCGGTCACCACTGGCCCGACTACAAAAGATTAGATCCTGTTTGCGAGGTTGCCGTTGTCACTCCAAGTGACGGCTAAGCGGAGCCGAAGACCTATCAGGCTGGCAACGGCGGGTCATTAGGCTTGATAGGTTCCGCTAACTGAGTCACAATATCAACGTCTATAGTTGAGGTCGTGACACTAAGCCCCAGAACTCGAAAGGGAACTGGGGCTTTTTTATTGGGCCTCCAATATCTAAGACCTTCTGCGCTTTTCCGTGGGTTGTTTCCCTAAAGGAAAGAAACCCGCACAAAAACCCTTATGTCTTTTCTTTCACCTCAGAGGTTTTCTAGGGGTCTTCCTACTGCGGTGTTTTTATCACTACTGGAACACAAAACACTGCTGTTGGGTAGAAAGCTGGTAACTGCGTTACGACAGGCGCAAATAACATGGCTATTGGAAATCGTACAAGTTGTCCTCAATTGCTTATCAAAACCCTCAAAAGTATTCGTTTATTTATTGACGCTGCAATAGGCATCTCAGAGGATTTCTATGGGTGTATATCACCGGGTAATCCAGGAACCCGGAACTGCTGTTGCAAGCGTTGCAAAACTGAAAAACTAAGAAAACTGAATAACTGGAAAAACTGTAGAACTATGCTCAGTGAATGATGCGTTTGGTGGGGGTGGGCAAGGACGGTTTGGTTTCAACGGGCCGCAACGTAAGGGGTGTCACGGAGAGTTGGCCCGTCCTTGCCAAAGATAGTTTAGTCTCGTGTAAGCACTGCTGACAAGATATTTATTCTGTCTTGGTTATCTGTCCACTCGTCTTCAATCACATGGCGATATAAGACTTCAACTCCTATGTCACCGTGTTTCTTTTGTATCGCTTTGAGGATACCTCTCAGTCTCATAAGGCCACTGGTCATCATCTCAGGCTTGCCCCCTTCACTTACAACCGCTTCCATGTTGGGAGACTTGATGTACACGTTGGCTGACTGAGCGATACCAAGGATACGCTCTGCCTCTTTGTGCTGGTCGGTATCTATATGATCATCCAATAATAGTTTGTCAACGAATAGTTGATCTTTGATTCTTAGTCTTAGGAAGCCGTTGTCTGCATCCTCGAACCCAACGGAATGCTTTTTGTGCAGTTCCCGACTTCCTATCTCGTTTACTAACGGCTCAGAGCCAGTCATCGTCTGTCTCTTGGTAGCTTCTGCTGGAGAGGCTTGACGGGATTTGGATGTTGCCATACGTTGGCTCCGAATATCTGCCGCTATTTACATCATAATCCAAGGTAGTCTTACCTGTCGATCCGATCCATTTGAAGCGAACCTTCCAACAATGTATCTCAACTTCCTTGTTTTTATTCTGATGTACAGTGATACCCAAGTCTGCCTTGGCAAAGAAGCTTGCGCTCCCTGATATGTTCATGCCCTTTGGAACTGCTGTAGTGCCTGACTGATCTGTCGGCATCTTGCTGGGGTGGGCTATAAACCAGATGTGAATGTCATTGGCTCTGGCGAAACTCACCAACCGTGTGAGCATATCGTTGATCGAGTGGTGTTCGTTCTCAGTTTGTGTGGTATTCGCAATGTAGTTGTAGGGATCTATCACCAACCCCCTGACACCCATACGCATCACCGCCTGCTGCGCTCTATCGAGTATCGAATCTATCGTGGCAATCTCACCTGATCTCTGCTCTAAAAACATCCAGTGTTCTTGTATGTAATCGAGTGCGTCTTTGTATTCCTGCTTGGTCATGCGATCAGGCTTGCCGTCAAAGAAGGATTTGCCTTGTATCTTCTCCGCCAACTTGGCAACGTGCAGCGGTGGCGGATTCTCGAAGCTGGCGACTGCGAACTTCCAGTCATACTTCTCCGCTAAGTTAACCATTATCTGGTCAATAAACTCCGACTTGCCTGATCCTGGGACTCCAGTAACTACACTGAGCTGACCCTGCACGATAGTGAACAGCTCGTCTACGGCTTTAATCCCTGTGCTCAAGCCCCCGACAACCCCGTTGTCATAAAGATGGTTTACTTCACTTCGATAGTCGGCCACGGTATAGACACCTTCAAGCGGCATTGGCTCTGCTGATTCAATCAACTGACGCACACCGCCCTCGCCATGCTTTAGCAATACATCGTTAGGATCTTTGCATCCCTCTGGGTATACAACTTCGTGACACTTGGCTCGCCCAATCCTGCGAGCAAGCTCCTCACGCAGAGCCTCGCCAGCTTCGTCGTGGTCAACGGCGATCACTATTTGCTCGGCATCTTTCAATACATCCTTCGCTTCCCAGACGTAATTAAACTTGTTGTCCTCACGAGGATCGATTCTCTTGTTACTTACACGCTGCGGTGCTCCGTTAGGAACAGATAAGATAAATATTTCATCGTCAATAATAGAGGTGGCGATACTTAGACAATCTATTTCGCCCTCAGTAATCACAATTTTTTTCGTAGCGTGGGAGGCCCGCGCAAGATCTACCCCCCAAAATATCCTTGCAGCCCCATCCTGTGTGAATCTCTTGTCTCCAAGCGGCCTCCACTTCACAGCCTCTTTGTTACCGTACACAAAGCCCACGGCTGGGACTTCCCCAGCTTCTAGATCACCATGCGCTCTGAAGTATTTGTTACCCACAACTATGTCGTAGCGATCTCTTACTTTAGAATATGTAATGCCCCGACTCTTTAGATACAAAGCAAGCCTAGCGTTCTCATCTTGATCATCAGATTTTTTAGGCATGGATATCGCCGTTACCTTCGGGCGATACTTGTTTGCATCCCTATCTTTGTGAAGCCCACTGATCTCACAGTGGTGACACTTGTACAGTAGGCCGTCTGTTTCTACCGTAACTGCCAGTGTGCGGTCTGTTTTTTTCTTTCTTTCTGGGGTGCAAACTGGACAGATATATCTGCCTGTTTGATCTACCGTAGATAAAAAAGTTTCTAGAATGTCTTG